CTTAGATTCCTCTGAATAGTACAAAGTTGTTAGCTGCTTGAGTAATCAAACATCTTTCAGATAGGAAGTTTACTTCCATTGCATCAAGAGTTGAGTTACTTGCTCCACCAACAGATCCAGTTAACCAAGACTTCATTCTACGGTCATCAGTTTGAGAAGCTCTATATCGTACGTGACAGAATGGACGTCTGATATTTGTTCCTAATACTTGATCGTAAACAGTTGAAGTTCCAGCTGGTACTAATACACCTTCGATTGAGTTAACTCCATTGATTGCTCCACGAGTAGATGCATCGTTTAAGTATTTCCAATCTGTTTTGTAAAAGTCATAAGATCCTCTGCGGAATCCAGTGAATCCTAAGTTTAAAGCCATTTCAGAAGAGTTCTCGAATAAACCGTAAGCGGTTCCTCCTTGTGCTCCTCCAGAAATCGCAGCTAGCATATCATCAAAGTCTAAAGAAGTTTGACGTTGTAAGAACAACATGTTTTCTTCAATAGCTCCTTGAGTATCAAGGTTCTTAAGAATGTTATCAAATTCAGTTAGCCCTTGAGCAGCAGTAAATCCAGTTTCTACGTTTCCTCTTGATTGGATCGCAGCAAACATACCTTCTGTTCCTGGCTGTGTTAATGGATTTAAAGCAGACGCATTTAATTCTCCTTCTACCATTGCCATTTCTAAGTAATCTTCAAAACGTAAACGTGTTTCAGACTCAGCTTTTAGGTACCATAGGTATCCATCAGTTCCGTCTTCAGTTGCTACATTCACCCATCCGATCTGCGCAGTATCTGATCCAGATACAACATACTGATCTCTAATAATGATTGGCGAGTTTGAAAATTGCGTTAGTACAGGATCTATACTGTTTCTCACAGCAGAGTTACCTGCTCCAACAGCAGCAATAGTTGTTCCTTTAGAATAATCAGATCCGTAAACGAATACCTTTAATCCCGTTGCAGTAAATCCTAATCCGGGAGCTGCTCCAGTAAGAGGTCCTCCTGCAAAAGTTTGAACAGTAATACTTCCAGCTGCACCAAGTACAGAGGCGGTAACGATAGCTTTTGCTTCTAGTCCAGTGGCTGGATCTAAAACAACAACAGTGTCGTTTACTGATATTACATTCTGAACTCCGGCTACAGCACCTGGGTTAACATTTATAACCTGGGTTGTACCCGCAATTGCTCCTGTAGAACATGCCGAGTAAGAAATATGTAAACGGTTTTGTTCAGACCAAATAACTTGATCAGATGTCATTGGCATTTCAGCGCCAACCATTTTTAAAAATCCAGATAACGTTCTGTTTCCATAACGCTCTACTTCTGCTTCGTAAATTTCTGGCAAGTATTGTTGCGCGAAATCTGCAAAGTTAGGAGTGGCTGCTCCACCGTTGTTGTTCCATTGTAGGTAATTTGTCGCAAGTAATTGCGGCGTTTGTGATGGGACTAAACTCCCAAATTGTGGTAATAAACTCATTGTTTTTAGTTTTTAAACTTTTTAATTTTTAATTTTGATGAGTCCGCTCCAGAAACTGATTTCACTTTGTATGCTCCAAACTTGGCCCCGTCCATCGGCGCAGCTTTTCTTGCTCCACTTGAAGGGTTATTAGATTTGCTTACAACATCTCTAATAGCATCGGCTTTACCTTGCTCGTAAAAGTGATTTGCCATTTTATCGGCATTTGCACCCGCATACAATGCTTTGTGATACCCTGCGGTATCCTCAATCGTGCCATCTTTCCCAAGGAACTTTCCTATAAAATTACTGATGTCTGATTGTTTTTCTGCTACCTGTGATGGGTTTTGTACGCCATATCTAAATTTTTTCTCACCTAATGTAAAATCGAAACCTTCGAAATTTTCATTAAGTAACTCATTAGTCTTGGCTTTAAACTTATCGTGGTTAGCGACGTTTCTTTCCTGGTCCTCTTTATATCGATTAAAAAAGTCCGATGCCTTTGTTTGGTCCTCAGTAAGTGTTGGCGAATTCAACTTGATTTCGTCGTAGTACTTATCCTTGGTGTCATTTAAAAACGTACGGGCTTTTGCAACCTCTTCTTTATATGCGAGTTTTTTTCTACGGATATCTCGCTCCTCATCTAGGTCTTCATCAAATGCAAAGTTGTCCTCGATCATAAACTCGATTTCTTCTGCACTTAAGTGGGACTTAGTGTTTTTGTAATATTCTTTTACTAATACGTCACGATCCACATCGTCGTAATTAGTATTTAATCGCATGTAATCCTGCATGGTTCCTCCGGTTTCACGCATAAAATCGACTAGCTTTGTAACGTTTTCCGGCAACTCTACAGCTGGCGCAACAGGCGCAGCCGGCACTACTACTGGTTCAATAGGCTTATCGTCAACTATTTCTTTTATGATCCCGTCTTCTTCTGCTACTTCTTTCAAAGCAGGATCTGCCGCTGCTGTATCTTCTTTAGGTATTACTACTCTAGTTACATTACTTGGAACGTCTATTAGTGGCTCTTTGTTTCTAGCCGCTATTTGCTCCTCAGTAAGCTTTGGTTTTGTTTGGATCTTAAAAGATCCTTCTGTTTTTACTTCACTCATGATATGATATTATATAATTATTAAATAGGTACTTATTGCGGATTGAACTGGGATAAATCAAATCCACCTAGGTTATCATTGCCTGCGGACTCAAAGTCTTTAGGTAATCCCTGTGTTTGCCTTTGCTCTATTAGTTGGCTTTGTTGCGATCCCTCCTTCTCAATTCTTTTATCTTTACGATCTTCTATTTGTGCGTCTTTAGTTTGTGTTTCTTGAGACTTCATCTGGGCAAGCTTTAAGTTGTATTGAAATTCTGTTGCCATCAACTCTTTTTTAATCTGTGCTTCGGCTTGCATTCTTTGCATTTCAAAGTTTGATTTAGCCTGTTCGATTGCTACTTTCTCAGCAGTCATTGCTTGTTGCTTTTGCACCTCAGCCATTGCTGCTCTTTCTGATGCTTCCGCATTTGCTTGAGCCTGTGCTTGTATGTTCTGCTGCACCAGTGCTTGCTCTCTTTCCTGTTTCTTCTTACGCTTTAGCTTTAGCATTTGATTAGCTAGCTTAAGGTTTTTTATTTGATTAAGATCAATTGAATCCTCTATATCAATTTCTTTTGTTTGCAAGGCTATTTGTATATTCTTTTGCAGCTCCGCTTTTTCTTCATCGTCTGGTTCCATTTCTAGAAATATACCAAAGTCATGCAGGTTGAGGTTTTTAATTTCTTTTAAAGTCTCTACATTAAAAGTAGATACGCTATTCATTAAGGAGTTTTTAGTAAGAGGAAAGCTTAATACATCAGCTATTTTAAGCGAAATGTTTTCACAAGTACTTAGCGTTAATTGTATGCTAGCATCCTGTATATGCTTAGTAGCGGTGTTAGACGCGTTTGCTGCCATTTTCTGCAAACCAACTAAAGCATTAGGATCCGGCATTGCTCCGTCCCTGGCTTCATTCAGCCCAGTAACATCCCTAATCATTTGCATATTATAGTTATATGCTGTAATTAAAGATTGTATTTTAGATATACCAGAAGAGCTTGATAATTCTTGTATAGGAACCTTGCCTCTGTTCATATCCCCGTCCTGCGTCATTGATCTACCAACAACTGAACCTGTTTGGAAATACATGTTTAGTGCTTCCGCTGGATTATAATTTGTACCGTTACCTAGATCAACCTCTGCTAAGCCATCAATATCCAAAAATATTCCATCAGGAACCATTCTAGATAGTACCTGCTGTATTTTTAAATGTGTTAGTTGTATTACGTCAGCAAACCCAATGCACTTGCTTATAAGCGACTGTATCACTCCTTTGTACATTCTAGGCGCAGCTATAGAATAACTCATTTCCACTCTCGTAGTGTCCGCCATTGGGCGAGTCATGTTTTCGGCTAGCTTCCATTCTAACATCATGTCCGTGCCTACTATTTTGGCGCCTTGATACAATACTTCAATTGATCTGGCTACTCTTTCAAAGTTGTCATTTGGCGGGGGATCAAATTCATTAGTTTTTTCAATAGCTTTTTCAAGACCATTGTCTGTTCTTTTTATTTTAAACACCTGATCCGTATAGGTTTTGTACTCAAAGTATAATACCTGAACAGTATTATAGTCGTAGTTTTCAAAGCCTCGTATCATTCTACGGTTGCCTGGTGATTTTTGAATTCTTTCTAATTCCTCATCAGATATGTAAGGAAATTCTTTTTTAAGCTCAGGGATGGTTATAGATTTAACCTCACCTACGTAATATATATCATCGAAGTTTGGATCTTCTGTATAAGACCATACGCAATAAGCCGGGTCCACGTAATCAACAACTATACCTTCTGCCGGGTTGAACGATGTTTTAGTTATACCTATCCCGATATTAACTAAATCTTGATTTACCCTAGCTCTTGTCAGGTGATACTCGTTAGTCGCTAGCACAGTGTTAATAGCTTCTTCTTCCGCTATTTCTATAGCAGGCTTGTATTTAAGCTGCATGTGTAAATCCCTTTCCTCCATGGATTCCGGAAGCTCCACATCAGACATTCCCGATCTGCTTAGATCCGTTCCTATTACAGCGGCTGCTATAGCTCGGGTCTTCTTTGTGAGCATGTCGAAAAGCATGTTTTCAGCATAATCCGTTCTTTTCTTTAAAGAATCGGGGTCTTGTGAGTAAGCTGATATGTCGTATTGCTTTTGAGTAATACCGTTAGCTACAATGTTTGAAAACTTTGAAAGTATTGGTACTGGCTTCCAGTCTAAATTCAAATAAGATAAATCACCATTAATAGCTAATTCATCTTTGTACTTCTGTACACTTTGCTCACCCCTAGCATATAATCTAAGGTTATGAAAGTTATTCCAGTTTGATGCGTATCTATTCGAACCTGCTCCCCCGTAATTAAACCACTCTTGCTCAATAGCACGAGAAACCTGTAATCCGTATTCTAGCGTTGCTTTTTCAGCATCACTTACTACCTGATCAGGAAATGGACTATTAGTATTTGTACTTACATTCATCTATTGCATTATTTTTGAGGTGGTTCCTTTATTGTCGTATTTCTTAAACCCTAAGGAATATTTCTTTGTTGTTATAGCTCCCTTGGGACTATATCTATGTTTGTTGCACGCCATTAACGCTAAGCCAGAGCTTATTGATGCATCGTGCTTTGTTCTGTTGTTTATATCAAACTTGGCCCAGTCTTCTAATGTTCTTTGTAAATAAACATCACCGTGCCCTTCCTTTGTTTGACCAACAAAATCTTCTATATAAGTTTCAATTGCCGAGGCATGTGCTTGCTTAATATCTTCACTTGAGTTAGGTATACCACCTACTTCTCGTTCTGACACAGATAACTTATTGTAAGATCTATCTGGTCTATTAATACTGAAACCTCTGTATCCTCGACGCTTTAAGTAGTAAAGCAATCTAGGTTTGTTATTTTCACATAATATAGGCATTCCGTAAAACACCATAGCCATCAGCACGTCTTCAAAAAACA